TTTACCTATTAAATTACCTTGGTATGTCCATCCTGAAAGAAATGAAGAATGGAGAAAACGTCAAGATGAATTATTAGGTGATCCTAGATTAGCATCTCAAGAATGTGATTGTGATTTTAGTACTTCTGGAGATGTTGTATTTTATAGTGAATGGATAGATTTTATTAAAGAAACTACGGTTCAAGATCCTTTAGAACGAAGAGGAGCAGATCAAAATCTTTGGATTTGGGAACCTGCAGACTATACTAGAGATTATATGATTATGGCTGATGTTGCTAGAGGAGATGGAAAAGATTCCTCAGCATGTCATGTTATTGATATAGCAACTAATACACAAGTAGCAGAATATAAAGGTCAATTATCACCAAAAGAATTTGGATATTTTTTAGTTGGTTTAGCTTCTGAATACAACAATGCAATGTTAGTTGTAGAAAATGCATCCATTGGTTGGGCAACTTTAGATTCTATAATTGAAAGAAATTATCGTAATTTATACCACTCCCCCAAATCAGATACAATGACGGCTGAATCCTATTTAAGAGTATTTGAGGGTACTTCTGATATGACTCCCGGTTTTACAATGTCTTTAAGAACAAGACCACTTGTAGTAAACAAATTTAGAGAATATGTTGGAGATCGATCAGTAACAATTCGTTCAAAACGATTATTAGAAGAAATGAAAGTTTTCATTTGGAAAAATGGTAGACCTGAAGCTCAAACAGGATATAATGATGATTTAGTAATGTCTTTTGGTATAGGAATGTATTTAAGAGACACATCTTTAAAATTTCAACAACAATCTTATGATATGACTCGAGCTACGCTTGGTAATATGAGCAAAAGTACGTATGTTGGAGCCTATAACTATAATAAAATTCAAAATCCCTATACTATGGAAACTGATAAAGGGATAGAGAATATTAATTGGTTATTATAATATTTATACACAACAAAAATAAAAATGGCAGATACTAGTTTATTTACTCGATTACAACGATTATTTTCAACAGATGTTATTGTAAGAAATCAAGGAGGAGACCAATTAAAAGTAATGGATGTTGATTCAATTCAACAATCTGGAGACATTGCTACAAATTCCTTAATGGATAGATATAATCGTTTATACTCTCCTGCAGCCTCCTCTTTATTAGGTTCCCAAATAAACATTAATTGGCAATACCTTAGAACCATGGTCTATTCAGACTATGATAATATGGATTATGATGCTATTGTAGCTTCTGCTCTTGATATTGTAGCCGATGAATGTACGCTTAAAAATGATATGGGTGAAGTTCTCCGTATTAAAAGTAATAATGAAGATATTCAACAAATTTTATATAATTTATTTTATGATGTATTAAATATTGAATTTAATCTTTGGTCATGGATTCGCCAAATGTGTAAATATGGTGATTTTTTCCTTAAAATAGAAATTGCTGAAAAATATGGAGTTTACAATGTTATCCCTTATACAGCTTATCACATTGAAAGACAAGAAAACTATGATAAAGACCACCCAGCATCTATAAGATTTAGATACTCCCCAGAGGGTATTTATGCTGGAGGTTCAGGATATTATGGTTCTCCAACTTTAGGAACATTTAATGATAACCAACCCGGTATTTATTTTGATAATTATGAAATGGCTCATTTTAGATTATTAACAGATGTTAATTATCTTCCATATGGTCGTTCATATCTAGAACCAGCTCGCCGAATTTTTAAACAATATGTGTTAATGGAAGATGCTATGTTAATCCATAGAATTTCACGTAGTCCTGATAGACGTATATTTTATATTAATGTAGGTTCAATCCCTCCAAATGAAGTAGAAAATTTTATGCAAAAAACAATTTCTACTATGAAGCGTACTCCCTTAATGGATGCTCAAACCGGAGAATACAATCTTAAGTATAATCAACAAAATCTCCTAGAAGATTTTTATATCCCAATTCGAGGAAATGATACATCAACAAAAATTGAAACCACCCCAGGTCTACAATATGATGGTATTCAAGATGTAACTTATTTACGTGATAAATTATTTGCTGCTCTTAAAGTTCCAAAAGCATTTATGGGATATGATAAAGATTTAAGTGGTAAAGCAACCTTAGCAGCTGAAGATATACGTTTTGCTCGCACAATTGACCGCATACAACGCATTACCTTATCTGAATTATATAAAATCGCATTAGTTCATTTATATTCGCAAGGTTACACTGGAGAAGAATTAACTAATTTTGAACTAGATTTAACAGGTCCATCAATCATTTACGAGCAAGAAAAAATTGCATTAATGACTCAAAAGGTAGATTTAGCAAAAAATATTATGGAAACTAAATTATTACCTACTGACTGGATTTATGATTATATATTTAATTTTAGTCAAGATGAATATGATGAATATAGAGATTTATTAGCTGAAGATCAAAAACGAGCATTTAGATTTAAACAATTAGAAGAAGAAGGAAATGACCCTAAAGCTACAGGCCGCTCATATGGTACACCTCATGATCTAGCCTCATTATATGGTAAAGGCAGAATGTTTTCAGAACCTGAAAATTTACCTGTAGGGTATGGAGATGATTTAAAATTAGGTCGTCCTGAAGAAAAAGTAACGGATCGCAATACTCAAGATGATACTTTTGGTAAAGATAGATTAGGAGCAAAAGGAATGAAAAATGATGATAATGAATCAGATTCTATTCGCCCTCAATATAAAGGTAATTCTCCTCTAGCACTAGAAGCAAAACAAATCTTCTTAAAAAATAAATCTTTAATTGAAAATATGGGAAAAAATATTTCAATAAATAAAGATAAGCCAACAGAATCATTATTAGATGAAAATCAAATAAGAGAATAAAAATCTTTATATATTTATAATTAAACCTCTAAGGATGAACATAAAACATTCTAAATATAAGAATACGGGTATCTTATTCGAAATTTTAGTTAGACAGATCACATCGGATACCTTATCGGGTAAAGACTCAAAAGCAACTCATATTTTAAAAAAATATTTTGTAAAAACAGAATTAGGAAAAGAATATAAATTATATGAAACTTTATTTAAACATAAAAATTTAACCGAAGGTAAAGCAGAAATTATAATTAATTCTATTATTGAATCATCTAGAAACCTTAATCGAGGGACTTTAAAAAGACAAAAATATAATTTAATTAAAGAAATTTCCGAACATTATAATTTAGAAGATTTTTTTAAAACAAAACTTCCAAGTTATAAAATACATGCGGCTTTATATACTTTAGTTGAAATTTATAATAGTGAAAATTTATCTAATCCTACGCAAATTATTGAAAATAAAATTGCTCTTTTAGAAAGTTTAACAACACATATTGTTGACAAACAAAAAGTAGAAAATGATTTAATGGTTGAATTTCAATCATACGATAAAGATTTACGTATTTTAACATATAAAGTAATGTTAGAAAAATTTAATGGTAAATATGAAAATCTAAATGATAATCAAAAATCTATATTAAAAGAATTTATCAATTCCGTTGATTCAACTCCTAAATTAAAAGAATTTTATAATGAAAAAATTCAAGAGATTAAAAATGAATTAACTAAAGTAACTAAAAAAGTAAAGGATAAAGTTGTACAAATAAAATTAAATGAAGTTAATAATATATTATTACCTTTAGGAAAAAAGGCTAATGTAGGAAATGATGATTTAGTTAATTTATTGCAATATTATTCACTTCTAGAAGAACTTCAAAAAACAAATGGGTAAGTTTAAATATAAATTAAAAGAAATAGATAGCAATATCCTCAAACCTAATGAGGTGGATCAAGCTTTAATTAAACGTATTGAAGCTAAATATGGTCCTATGGATATGGAAAATGATTTCTTTTCAAAAGATTTAAAAACATATTATAAAAGTCAAGGAATTGATAAAGAAACTGGTGGTTCTACTAGTCAAATAATTAATTTAGCAAGTTTTAAAGATTCACTAGAAAAAATAAATGATGCTATTATGGCAATCAAAGCATTAAGAGGCACAGATGATGGTAGAACGGATCCCTTACTTAAGGATATTGAGGAAGATTTAAAAAAAACATTTAATATTTATAGAACTCATTTAAGAAAAAATTATCCGGATCAATATGAACAATTTAAAGGAACTCTTGAAGAATTATCTTCAATAAGTTCCAATTCTGGATTCATATCAGGAGGTGAAGGAGAAAACCATAATGGCCCTTCTCCACGTAAATCTACTTATGGAGCTTATACTCAAGCAGGATTTAAAAAAGTAAAAGAAGGTCCAGGAGCAACATTAGGCCCCGGCCCTTCAGCAGGTCCCGAAGGTGTAAAAGATAATATTTATGTTAAAGATTTTAAATACAAATTAGTAGACAAAAAAAAACTAAATAAAGCAGCAAAAGGTATAATAGTTAAATCACTTTGGGAAGCTGTAGATGTTGAAGATTATTTACAAGGATTAAATATTATTGATCCGGATAAAAAAAAATTTATTACAAGCCGTTTATTAGGTTTTGATGAATTAGAAAAAAAATTAAATAGATTAATACCATTATTACAACAAGCTAAACATGAAACTATGGATTACTACAGAGAAAACCCAGATTCATTTAAAGTATTGTATGGTACGGATTTAGCAAACGATTATATAAACGATTTAATAGA